TGCCTCCGGGTTATGTGTTTAACATTGACCGTTTTGCAGACAGTGACAGAGAAATTGTTATTGTGGTAGAGGGTGTGTTTGATGCAATCGGCATTGATGGCATTGCTGTAATGGGAAATCATGTTACGCCTGAACAAGCACACTTAATTGAACGATTGGGTAAGCGAGTGATACTATGCCCAGACAGAGATAAAGCAGGTAAAGAGCTAATCGACGAAGCACTAGCATTAGACTGGGAAGTAAGTTTCCCGCCATGGCATAAAGATGTTAAAGATGCTGCTGATGCAGTAGCTAAATATGGTAGGCTGCTTACTGTTGCTAGCATTATAAAACATGCTACAGACAACAAAATTAAAGCACAGGTTAAGGCTAAAATGTTATGAAGTTATTTGTTAACGGGTGTAGCTTTACTCACGGACACAGAGACTGGGGTGATAGTATGTTGCCACCAGCTTGGGTGTGGTCTAATGTAATGTCTGATAGGTTTGACGAAACTGTTAACTTAGCATGGCAAGCCGGCAGCAATCACAGAATTGTTCGAACCACACTAGAATTTTTTGACAACATTAAAGATCCTAGTGATTGGCTAGCAATTATTCAGTGGACTACTCCGTATAGTAGAACTGAGTTATATGATGCAGCAACTAACACATATTTTGGTTATTGCGAAGGCTCCGACGATCCAGTATTTGATTTAACAGCAAACACAAAGTTTGTTACTATACCAAAAGCTTTTTATAGAACTATTGATTTATATAAACAGACTACTATCATCCAATCGCATACATTGTTAGAATCTAATTTTATATATCAGAATTTTTTGTTATCAGAGTATTTTAAAAGGCGTGGTATAAAGTTTGTGTTTATGTCGCTGTCGTCGCACTCGTTTATTCATCCAGAAAATAATCACCCGCTGGTTAAATATTTGGCTAGAGAACACTATTTAGATACAACCCTAACTTCATTTATTAATCCGAGCACTAAACACCTTATTGAAAGCGACACTGACTATCATCCTAATAAAGCGGGGCATAAGGTCGTAGCAAACTATATAACTAAAGAACTTGAGACGAGAAACTATCTATGAGCGATGTAAAAGACTACACAGAAGAAGTACAAGAACTTTTTATTAGATTTTTGATCAGCGATCCGGATCTATTTGCTCGCTGTCAAAACATCGTTCACAGTGAATTCTTCAATCGTAAGTTTAAGCCCACAGTGGATTTGCTGGTAAGTCACAGTACCAACTATACTAGCATCCCTACCATTGAGCAAATCAATGCAGTTGGCGGCCTCAATCTAGAGAAGATTAAAAACGTAACACCGGATCACCAGAACTGGTTCATGGATGAGTTTGAAACTTTCTGTAGGCATAAGGCGCTAGAAAAAGCAATCATTGACAGCACTGACTTGTTGGAAAAGCAACGTTACGGTGAAGTTGAAAACAAGATCAAAGCAGCCACACAGTTAGGACTTGTGAAAGACTTAGGTTTAGATTACTTTGCTAATCCCAAAGAGCGACTTGAATGGATCAAGCAACAAGCTGGTGCAATCAGCAGTGGATGGAAAGGCATCGACCAAAAGCTATACGGTGGACTTAACCGAGGCGAGATTACAATCTTCGCTGGAGGCTCTGGTGCAGGTAAAAGTTTGTTCTTGCAGAACTTTGGCGTCAACTGGAGTCTTGCAGGACTCAATGTTGTTTACATCAGTTTAGAACTTAGTGAGCAACTTATCAGTATGCGACTAGACAGTATGGTGAGTGGATATGCTGCTAAAGAAATTATGCGTAACGTAGATGATGTTGATCTTAAGGTACGTATGAAGGGCAAAGGCGCAGGTAAGTTCCGTGTAAAGCAAATGCCCAGCGGTATTAATGCCAATGACATTAGAGCATTCTTGCGTGAATATGAAATTCAAAGCGGTGTTAAAGTTGACGCATTACTAGTGGACTACTTAGATCTTATGATGCCCATTGCTGCAAAGATCAGCGCAGAGAACTTGTTCGTTAAGGACAAGTATGTGAGTGAAGAATTGCGTAACTTGGCAATGGAACGTAATATGCTGTTAGTAACAGCATCGCAGTTGAATCGTGCAGCCGTTGAGGAAATTGAATTTGACCACAGCCACATTGCTGGTGGTATCAGTAAGATCAACACAGCAGACAACGTAGTGGGTATCTTTACCAGTAATGCTATGCGCGAGCGTGGACGTTATCAAATTCAGTTTATGAAAACACGTAGCAGTAGCGGTGTAGGCAGTAAAGTAGACCTTAAATTTAATCCAGATACACTACGTATTGAGGACTTAGAAGAGGGTGATGAGGACGCTCAAACTGTTACTAGTACTGGGCTAATAGATCAGCTTAAGCGCAGCGGCAGTATTAAAGCAGATGAGCCAGCCGCGGCGGACACAGTAAGTCAAAGCCTACAGCTTCGTGACTTCCTAAAAGCTAAAAAGTGATAAATACTTACACTAACGCTTTAGAGGAAAGTTATGAGCAAGTATCGTAGCATTATTGAAGAACTCAATCAAATATCCATTGATAGAGATCGTAATCATGTAGTTGAGAATCGCGGCGAGCATGTTATTCGTAGTGCTATTAATCTCATTGAACAGATGGAGCGTCATTACGATGCTGAAACTGCTAAAGACCTTACTAATAGACTGATCAACAGTATTAAAGGTAAAGACGGCACAAAATTTTCCCGAGGCATTAAAAAAATTATAAAAGAAAGCCAGGGAGACGACGATGCGTCTGTATGAACTTGAGTCAGACTTTGATCTAACTAAAAAAGCCAAGAAAAAGCTATTTCCGAGTGGCCCAACATTTAGCTGGGATCCTGCTAAGAAGCAGTGGCTTAATCCTGACGGTACACAAGTAGCCAGAGATGTACACTTTGACTTAATGAAGTCTGTAGGACTAGATCCACAGGGAAATAAGCTAAAGCCTGGCATGCTTGATAAGATTAAAGGTGCTTGGACAAAAAGTGGTGCAGGCATTGATCCTAAGGCTAGTGTGTTAGGTAAAGTAATGGGCCGCGTTGGCGGTGCTATTGGCAATGCTATCGGTAAAGCAGTTGCCCCTAAAGCTGGAGGAGCCGACCAATCGAATGCAGCACCTGACGCTAACGGTGACGGCAAGCCAGATGCCCCAGCAGCAAAAGCACCACAAGGTGCAGTACAAGTAGATCAAGACCTAGGTACTATTGTTAAACAAATGCGATCATTCAAGCCAGATCCTCAGGCTAAACAGTTACCATCGCAAATGGCGCAAGGGGTAATGAAAGATCTAGCTAACGTTCGAAATAACAAAGACTGGGCAGTAATGACTGGCTCAAAGATTCTAAAGTTTGCTAATGCAGGCTACAATGTAACTGCTCTACAAAAGAAGTGGGCGCAAGAGTACGCTATTGGTTCTAAGCAAAAGATCATGCAAGATCAATTCAGCGAAGAACTAGAAGAACTTAAAAAGTTAGCAGGTATCTAAATAGAACGATGATTGACAATGAAGGATATCTATCCCCGAATCACAATATTTCCTGAAGTACATACAATTATACTTAATGGACTTTATCCGTTCTCTCATCCTGGTAATAAAAGAAAATTTAAAGTTGCGTTTGAACAATTCGCAGTTTTAGCTAATACTATTACAATTGATGCTAAAGAGCCTTGTTTGTTTTTAGATAAAAATCGTACAACTATTGTATTTGACTTATTACATGATCTAATTGATAGTACTAAATTTTCAAATCTTGTAATTCTTAAGTCTGTCCATTTGCATACAGAATCTTGCTATACTGATTGGTGTAGATTAGAAAATAAACAACCACGTCTTACTATACAAAATAACAGTTTAATTTTTAATATTACTAGACCTGTACAGGGCGGATACTCTCTAATAGAAACTGATAAAGATAAAACAATGTCTTTATTAATAGGTAATTTAAGATTTCAAAAAGCACATGTTCTTAAATGGTATCTAAATAATATTTTTTCTACTAGATATGAAAATAAAGTGTTATCTAGTTTTATGATAGATGGTAGATACAGTATACCTGAACAATTAACAAATTTTACAGATCAAATTAAACAGCTACCCGGCAAATTATCTGACAATTCTCAGTCTAGAAATTTTAAAGCACTGTGGAATGGTAGCTTTTCAAAGGATAGATTCAATTCCCAGTTCGCTAGAAGTCTTTTTAATTTTTGTGTAGACTACGTTGAATTTGAAGACTTTCAAGATTACACTCTTTATGAAAGTTTTAAGAAACAGCAACCATGGTGGAAAGAAGACGGAATCTCAGAAAAAACATTTATGTGCATACTTTTTAAGCAGCCTTTCATACGATTAGGCATGCCACACTCTCTTAAAACATTGCATAGTTGGGGATTCCGTACATATGATGGAATACTATTTGACGAAAACTATGATACTATTGAAAATTTTTATGATAGAGCAGAACATATATTTTCACAAGTTATGTCCTATCTAGAACAGCCATTTGAATCTGTATATGAAAAAGTGTACTCGACTCATGTGCAAGAAGTTATTAATCACAATTATAACCTGGCAATGGATATCATAAAAAGTGATAAATACTTGTAATTAACAACAGAGATAGATATGCGCTTTATAGAAATTTCCAAACCTCTAGTAACAACTATTATTAGCGAAAGCCTCTTTGAATCTAAAGAAGGCAAGAATACTCACCTTGAGCATCTAGAAGATAACATCTTTAATAAAGGATTTGCTGGTGCTAAGGAAGCAGTAAACTATCTTTATAGCTTGCACGAAATGCTAGAAGGTCACGCTAAAGCACCTGTAAGCATTACTACTAAGTGGGATGGAGCGCCGGCCGTAGTTGCTGGTCGCGACCCTGCTACTGGTAAGTTCTTTGTGGGTACTAAAGGTGTGTTTGCACAAGATCCAAAGATGAACTTTAGTGTTGCAGATATTAAAAATAATCATCCAGCAGAAGGTTTACAAGAAAAACTAATTGCTGCACTAAAACACCTTAGCAAGCTACAGTGGAACACAGTGGCACAGGGCGATTTGCTGTTTACCAAAGGCGACATTAAGAGTGCAACCATTGACGGTGAAAACTACATTGTGTTTAAGCCCAATACAATTACATACGCAGTACCAGCTGACAGTGACTTAGCAAAACAAATGCTGTCCGCAGAGATTGGTATTGTGTTTCATACAGAATATGCAGGCGGCCCTACCTTAGCTGATACAACTGCTAAGTTTGGTTTTGACAGTGGCAGTTTAGGCACTACACCTAGTGTGTGGTATAGGGACGCAACAATTAAAGATCTAAGTGGTACAGTTACACTTACTAATGCCGAAAGTGCTGACATTATGGGTGCCATTAGCGAAGCTGACAACTATTTAAAAGGCATTGATGCAGAAACGTTTACGTGGTTAGAGCGCGGCACTGACGTTATTGGTAAGGATTTTGTGCAACAACTTAAAGCACATGTCAACAATCAAGTGCGTCAAGGTGCGTTTGATGAACCCACCAAGTTTGCTCAAGGCTTTGTAGAAAAATATATTAACTACATGACCAAGACTATTGAAAAATACAAGACTCCGGCCAAGCAAGATGAGGCTCGTGAAAAAATGGTACAAGGTGTGAAGTTCATTAAAGAACATGTACCTCAGATTGTATCAGTATATGACTTATATTTAAAGATCATTGAAGCTAAGGTTAAACTGTTAAGCAAACTGTCAACAATCAGTCAAATTCCTACATTCATTGAAACTGAAAATGGGTATGCAGTAACAGGCGAAGAGGGCTTTGTTGCTGTTGACCGTTTAGGTAATGCGCTTAAATTAGTTGACCGTTTAGAGTTTAGCAGACTAAATTTTGGCAGCGGCAAACCCGGAGCCTAAAATGGACCTAGAGTTTATCGGCACAGAGCTTTGCGAAAGTAGACTATATAGAACCACACGAAATTTTAGCAAGTTCAATGGCAGAGATGTTGCTGATTTACTGTATCTAAATACTATAGCTGCTTTTATGATGACCAAAGATGAAATACAACGAGACTATGCGATTGCGTACTTGTCTAAAACAACGCAATACGGTAACTATACATTGTTTAGGACCCATGCAACTGACTTATACTTGTTAGCATATCAAGCGTCGCACCCTAAAAACAAAGCAATTGATCTAGAAGATAGTTTAATCAGCGACAGATTTTTAGAAGGTTTAACCTTTGATCATAGAGATCACTGGAGATTTTTACGTGAAGTTATTAGTGCTAATGGTGGATCAACTGGCAGAGCAACGTCTTATTTTTATCGTTTAGAACAACAGTTAAAGATAAGTCGACCTAGATTTAAACAGCTAAGACGCTTAATACTAGATTGGGCAAACTTAAAATATATTCAGCGACAGCTAGTAGTTGCTACACTAGCACATGAGCTTAGAGCAAAAGGCATAGGTAGTGAGTTATTAGCCCCTATCAATACTATGCTCAAATACAGAGATTTTCGTGTTAGTGATGAAACTGAGGAATTACCTAGCTTAAGCACTAAACTTGCTGGAGCAGCAGTTGGTGCCGCCGCTGGCAGAGCTATTGGCAGTAAAGTAGCTACTTCATTGGGCAAAGATGAAGATAAATATAAAAAAGCAGGCACCGGTATTGGTGCTATTGCTGGTTACTGGGCAGCAGGTAGAAGAAGACAACGATGAAAATTAACGAAATCATTGTAGAAGCTATAGATCAAAAAGACGCTAACGAAGTATATAATGCGTTGATTGCTGATGGCGATCATCTAACAGCAAAATATTTTCAGCAAACAAGAAACAGCCCGAAGTACAGTAATATTGACAGCGCAATGCGAGCAGCAGAACGTATGGCTTCTTCAGAAGAAAGAAAGAAGGCTGCACAACAAAAAACATCAACTGCTGCAACAGCCAAAGCTCAACCAACAATTGACAAGCCAACTGTAGCACCTAAACAGTCAACTCGCGATCCTGAAGATTACAGTGATAACTTTTACGGTAATCGATATACTGGTAGTTTGGGAAGAGGTGCTAGTTTAGGTGATGTTGATTTAGACATTGATTTCGATCAAACAGGTTTAAAAACTATAGGTAAAACAATAGGCGCTGCAAAAGCAGCCGCTAAACCATTTAGTAATTTAGCTACAGCGTTTAAAGCAGGTATGAACAAGGCCCCCGGTAAACGCTAAAAACATAAAAATTTGATAAATAAAGTTATAGCTGTACTAACAGCAAAATAAATTAGGAGAATAACATGCCTTTGACAAGAGTAAACGGTTCAGCCGCAGAAGGTCAGTTTTTAACTGGCGCACTAACATGGTTCAGAATTGACGAAGTAGATGGTTCAGCAAACATTGCTAACTTTGGTTTCACAGCTGGTTCAGCAGATCCAGGCGAAAAGCTATTAAATGCTTTCGCAACAGTTGCTAACCCAGTAGTAGTTGAGAGCGCAAACGCTCGCATTATGCATGTTGCTACAGAAGTACCAGGCATTACAGCAGCTTCACTACAGACAGCAATCCGCGCCGCTGGTGGTTTTACTAACCTAACGGTAACAGCAGGTTCAGTTACAGTAGTATAATAAGTTTTAAAACTTATGAAAAGGCCCTCGCTAGTCGGGGGCTTTTTTTTGGCTACAGTTTATTAAACTATAAAATTTAAGTTTAGATAAATAGTATAAAGACAGGAGACACACATGGCAATTGCTGACAGAAGAGGTGCAATGGGTAGCGCAGAAGTTGTTACCGGTAACATAGAGTTTTATACATTATACACTACAATTGATATTACAAGAACAGGTGATTTTAGTGATGCTAGTCAGAAAGACTTTGAGAGCGTTGTTCAAGTGATCGGGTTAAGAGCTATGCCAATTATGATGAATGAGCCTGTTGAGCTTGATGGTACTGGGTCAAATGTTCTTGAAAATTATGGCGCACCAACATTAACTGGTGCAGGATGGATTTATAAGTTTGCTTTTGAGAGAGCAGCAGTACACACTATACAGACCTTAACAGACGAACTGCATGGAATTGTGTTGAACGGTGGCACTATTGACACTAAGAATACAGAAAACATGGAATTTAGTAAACAGGATCTATTATAATGGCAGACAAAGAACCACAACCTAAGCCTCAAGTGTACTTGGAGTCGGGCAACTTGGAAGCACATATCATTGCAGATATGTTGCGAATTGAAAATATCACCACCGAACTTAGCGAGTTCAAAGTTGACACTAAAGAAAGACTTAACAAGTTAGAAAACTGGATTATTGGTATTGTTGCAATTACAGTGACTACTCTACTCAGTGTACTATCTGCAATTGTTATTAATGCATTGAGCACATAATGTTAATTGAAGAAATTGAAACTGTTACTGAAGCAAGAATGGTTTGGCGCAAGATAGGCAGCGCCGTTAAGCGTGGTGTCCGTTGCGTCGGAGGCCGTCGAAATGGTCGCGTTGTTAGTAATGCAGGTCAATGCAGTGCGCCACTGGATATGAAGAAACGTTTAACGTTGAAACGTACTCAATCTAAGATGGGCAAAAGAATGAACTTAAAAGCTCGTAGAACTAAGCGTATGAATCCTACCAGCAAGCGTGTAGCAAAACTAAACAAGTAAGAGATAATAATGAAATTTACTGATGTTAGAACAATTAAAACGTTGATAAAAGAATACGGTATGGGCAGCGGTTCAGCTACTTACGGTTCTAACAAAAGTGTGATGGCACCTAGCTCCAGTCCTAGTCAAAAGACATCATCTAGCCCTACAACTAAAAAGACGCCCCAGAGTCCCTCAACAACAGGTGCAATTAAAAAAGACACACCAAAGATTTTAGCAGTTAGAGCAAGTGATGTTCCTGCTGACGCAGTTGTAAAAGATATTAAAGACAAGCCGATGGGTAAGGTAGTAAGCAGAGTAGGTGATAAACCTAAAGCAGATGCGCTAGTAGTTGATACTGGTAAAATGGGCAAGCAACAATATCAAGTGCTTGACAAAAATCAAAAAGTATTCATCGATAATCCAGAATATCAAGAAGAAGGCTCTGCTGCAAAATTAATTTCTAAGCTAAAAATTAAAAATAAAAAAGTTCGTTCTATTAAAAAGATATTACGCAACAGCGAAGGCAACGAACAAAATGAAACTGTTAATGCAGGAAACGGATCCATGAAAGAAAGCATTTTCGCACAATTTGATAAGTTGTCACTAGAAGAACAGCTAACAATTCTAGAGCGTGTAGACAGCACCAAGCTTGACGAAGCATGGAGCAAAAAATACAAAGATAGCATTAACTGCTCTAATCCAAAAGGCTTCAGTCAAGAAGCTCATTGTGATGGGAAGAAGAAAAATGAAGATGTTGATGTAGATGAAAATCTAAAGCAATGGTTCAAAGACAAGTGGGTTCGTTTTGGGCCCGACGGCAAGATTAAAGGCGACTGTGCTAGAGGCAATGACAGCGAAGGTAAGCCTAAGTGCTTACCACAAAGCAAAGCGCACGCACTAGGCAAGGATGGGCGTGCTAGTGCTGCTCGTCGCAAACGCAGAGAAGATCCAAATCCAGAGCGTAAAGGCGCAGCAAAAAATGTTGCTACCAAGAAGGAAAGTGTAACAGAGCAAGTTAATTTTCCAAGCAATGTTGTTGATTATTTAAAGACTAAAGGATATAAAGGTCCATACAAATTAAAACAATTGAAAGCATGGACAAATGAACTAGAAGATTTTGAAAGTATTGATCTAGACAATGACATTATGGTTCAAGGTAACAATGTTCAGTTTGATGGTTGGGTAGTACGTCTTAGTGATGGTGAATTTTTAGCCGGATCTGAAGGTTATGCATCACCTGTTTCAGTAAAGCAATTATTAAGACTGGAAGAAAAGCAAGACGCTTGCTATCACAAAGTTAAGAGTCGATATAAAGTATGGCCTAGTGCATATGCATCGGGCGCACTGGTTCAGTGCCGTAAAAAAGGCGCAAAGAACTGGGGCAATAGCAAAAAAGAAAGTGTGGCAGAAAGTGCTGTACCCGATAATCGTAAAGTTAGAATCCTAAACAAAATTATGTCTAAGCCACTTCTAGCCAGCGACCTAGGTGCTCAAATGGAAGCATTCTTTGCTATACCAGATCCAAGAATGGTTAACGAATTCCGCAAACAACGTGCAATAGCAGGCGATGATATTGACCTACGCCCAGTAGTAAAAGGCTTCATCGGAAATGTGCTACACCCGGATGTACAAAAGCAAGTTAATGTTAGCGAAAGCGTAATTAACGAATATGATGACTTAGGCAAAGAAAAGCAAACTATTATTAAAACAGTTAGTGGTTTAGATGCGGCAGATAAGGAACAAGCTTCTATACTAGATCGAATTTATAAGATTCTAAACAGCGGTCAAATTTCTTCTAATATTGATGTTGCGTTTACTAAACCACTAGTAGATGAAAATTTGCCCGAAGCTGAAAAAGCTAATGTTCGAAGAGATATGACTAGAATTATTTCGAGCTTAGAACAAGATTATGGTTCAATGAAAAGGTTTTTAGATAGACTCGAACAAGCAGGCGGCGTAGTTAATATTGCAGAGCTGTCTAAACCTCTAAATACTTTTGAAAAAGTTTTTGGCGATGATGCTGCTATAGCAGCATTTATTACCCTAGCTAACTACGGTGTAGGTAAGAAGCAAAAAGGCCCGGGCGAATATGCACTAGCATGTTTGAGCAATCAAATTAAATTAGCCGAAGGCGAAGGCGACTTACAGATCAACGGTATTGGCAAGACAGAACTTAAAGCAGCATTAAGCAGTGCTGGCGGACGTATTGGTTACGGCGGCGGCTCACAAAAAGCAAAACGTGCAGCGATTGAAAAATATGCACAATATCTTCCAACTGTGTTAGCTAGATTAAATGCAGGCGGCGGCGGAAGTATTAGTATTCGTCCGTTCATTGACGCATTGAACACAGACCTACCAACAAATAACCCAGAAAATGTTAAAGTTCGTAAAGCACTTATGAGTGAGCTATTAACAATGGATCTTGAAAAGTTTGCTGCACCTGTAGTGGACAAATTTGCAACCAGTACGAACTTTGATGAAATCGAAACTGAATACTTAATACAAAACTTTGCATGGTATAAGGACCGCGACGACTTTGATGCTCTACTGCTGATTCATGTACCAAATCGTAAAACAGCAATGATTCGTAACGCTGAAGATTTAATTGCGTTTAGAAACAGCGGTCACGCCAATGCAACCAGTATCAGTATTGTGCCAACACAAGCAGGTGCCGGCCGCGAGCAGTGGGCACAGTTAACTCTTAATAAAGCAAAAGCAGGTTAATATGAAATTTACTGATTTACATGAAGGTTCAAAGCCAGCTTCAATACTAAGTATCGGTAACAGACCGTGGCTAGTTCGCGAACAACTATCCTACGAGCTTGACGACTTAGAACCTGTGCTCAGTGAAGATGCGTTGAAGTATCATTATAACAAACTGCACAAAGGTTATGTGGAAAAATATAATGCCAGTGAAGGCGACCCTGATTTTAATGAAGCAGGCGCATTTTTACATAATGTATTATTTCCTCAGTTTAAGAAACCAGTAAGCGGTAGTAGACCTCATGGTATTTCATCAAGTTTGATCATGGCACACTTTGAGAGTTTTGAAAACTTCAAAGATAAGTTCAAAGAAGTTGCAATGGGCGTACAAGGCAGCGGTTGGGTTTACCTAAGTAAAAAAGGCGAAATCAAAACTATTGTTAATCACGAAATTAAAAACGATATAGCACTACTAGTTGATTGGTGGGAACATGCTTGGGTACTAGACTACCAGCATGATAAAGGCAAGTATTTAGATAATATTTGGCGCATCATCGATTGGGAAGTTGTTAACGCAAGGTTAGTATAATGAGATTTATAGACTTACAAGAAGGTCCTAACGACCCCGGAATTTTTAAAGCTATTTTCTTAGCTGGCGGCCCTGGTAGCGGTAAAGGCTATGTAGCGCAGCAGTTAGGGTTGCAAGCCCGCGGTTTAAAAGTAGTTAACAGCGATGATGCTTTTGAATACCTAATGCGTAAGCGCAAATTAAGTTTTGAGATGCCGCCCGAAGAACAACCTGATCGTGATGTTGCCCGACAACGTGCCAAAGATCTTACTAATAAAAGGCAAGATATATATTTAGATGGTCGCCTAGGCATTATCATTGATGGCACTGCTAAAGACCCTAACAAGATGGCTAAACTAAAAGCAGAGCTAGAAGCGATTGGTTATCAGACTATGATGGTGTTTGTGAACACTAGCCTGCGTACAGCACTACAGCGTAACTTGTTACGTGATAGAAAAGTTCCTACAGATATTGTTACACAATCTCATAAGCAAGTACAAACTAACAAAGATACGTTGTCTAACGTATTTGCCCCTAACTATGTTGAAGTTAACAATGATGACAACGCTAATTTTAACGAACCACTGAAACGTGTGGAAAAGTTTATTGATGCCCCAGTTACATCACAAGCTCGTGACTGGATCAGTAAAGCATCAGTACAAAAAAGTATAGCACAAGAAGATGTACAGAGCAAGCCAAAAGTTTATGTAGACATGGACGGGGTGCTTGCAAACTTTTACGCCGGTGTTACTAGAGTAACAGGACACGAAGAACCACGTGATATGGCGTTACAAGACATTGAAGATACAATGGCATCTTTTAAAGGTACAGACTTCTTTTACAGGTTACCTAAGTACGAACAAACCGATCAACTTATTGCAATGGTTAATGCTGCTACAAAAGGAGATTGGTATATTCTCAGCTCACCTTTAAAGTATGACAGAGAAGGTAGTGCAAAATATAAAGCAGCATGGATTCGTGATAAACTAAAGATTCAACCTAAAGACATGTACTTCCAGAGTGATAAAGCACAGTTTGCTACACAATCAGATGGTACACCTAATATTTTAATTGATGACTATCCTAAGTATCTAAACAGTTGGAAAGAAAAAAATGGCATTGGCGTTCAATACAAAGGGCATGTAGGTAACATTGAAGATGTTAAAGCAACATTAGACAAATATCTAGGTGCAGGTGTTGAAGAAACAATTCGCAAAGTGCAAGGCGGTTATAGACTACTCAGCAAAAAAGGCAAGAACTTAGGCACATATCCTAGCAAAGCTGGTGCAGAAAAACGCGAGCGTCAAGTACAATATTTTAAACACATGGGTGAGCAAGGTAGATCTACCGCAGTTGAACCACATGAGCCTGGTTACCAACATTCGCTATTAACTGCACCGCAAAATACTTTAGTAATCGACAAGTCAGACGACATGGATTTTTATAAGCTAGGACAACACTATACTAGTTTAGCAAATTACGATAAGCATGAGTTAGGTGTAGGCCCGTCAGACATGACTATTACATTTGCTTCCCCAGAAGAGATGGAGCGAATGAAGAAAGTATTTGATAAGTTAGGCGTTGTGTATAAGGACATTTCGGGCAGTCACGAAGAACCAGAAATTCACACTAAGCCACCAGAAGGTAAAGTAGCTGAAGCACTTGACAGTTCATATCCATATGAATTTAAGAACAATGCTTACTATTTCATTACTGATGCAGGCAATGATTACAAAGCTGTGTTTAAGGGCGATAAGAAGGTTGAAGTAAGTTTTATGGCTCGTGGTGAGAATAATCAGCCCAAAGATGATATTACAGGTACAGGTGATTCGCGAAAAGTGTTTGGTACTGTGGTTAATATCGTAAAGGATTATGTAGGTCAACATCAACCTGAAATTCTAATGTTTGCTGCTGATAACAATGAACCAAGTCGTATTAAATTATATAATATGTTGGCAGCACAAGCAGGTAAATCATTGCCTGGATATAATTTTGTAAAAAAATTAAAAGGCTCACTATTCACTACATTCTATTTGACACGAGATAACGTTAAAGTTCCAAAATTAGATACAGCTAAAAATCTAGCAGGTCGTGCATTAGACAAAGTATTTGATTCACAACAACCTAAAATCCATACAAGCAAGATTGGTGAAACTATTCTCACAGAAGAACAGTTAGTTGAAGGATTTTTAGATAGTGCTAAAGCCTATTTAGGTAACTCCTACACTAAAACTGTTGCAGACATAAAGTCAAATGTGGTGGATTTAAAGCAAGCAGGTATTGTGATAAAAGATGTGTTGACCGATCCGCAACAAACAGCGATTGTTAATGCACAGCTAGGTAAACAAATTAATATGCTTGTTAAGCAAATGAGCACTGCTCCTAACGCTGCCACAACACCTATGATTAAATTTATTCAGCAGAATATTTTACCTGTAGTTCGAGTTGATGGCATTAAAGGATTTTTAGGAAGACTTGGGGTATACGGGGTGCTGAAATATGTGTCAACTCAACTAACTAAGATCACAGATGTTGTTAAAGATCAGCTACTAGGACTAATGGCTGACGTTGTAAAGCAGGTCAGCAGCACTGCATTAACAATGTCATCGTACATGGGTATATTTGATAATTTATCCACTATTAAAAAATACTTTTTAGATGTATTATCATACATTAAGTCAAAACTGATGTCAGTACAGGTTAGTAGACCCACTGAAACAGTTCAAATTGACGAATTAGCTGATAAGCCATATAGCTACTCGCAAAACGTAAAGACACCCGATAAACGTGCATACCGCTTTCAAACAGATGCTGGACAGTTGTACAGAGTACAAGTGTTCAATCGCAGAAAAGACGATGCTAATAAATTAGAAATACACTTTGATTTAACTAACATGAAAACTGGACAGCCCAACTCGGGCGTAACAGGCACAGGTGATGCTGTTCGTGTGTTTAGCACTGTTGCAAACATCCTACAGCAAGAAGTAGCTGATCAAGATCCAACAGGTATTATTATCGCTAGTAAAGCAGATGATGAGAGTAGAGTAAAACTATATAGAACCCTTGCACGCCGTGCAGTAAAGACTATGTCAGGATTTGAAATTTCCGGTGAGCGCACTGTAACAGGCGGAGACGGCAATCCTTATATTACTATTGAGTTAACCAAGCAATGAAAATAACAGAAGTAGTTGGCGCCCCTATTATTGCCTATCATGGTACAGTGGATGATATTACACAGTTTCGTCCATTGACTCACTTTGGCACCGAAAAGGCTGCTAGAGACCGTATGGACTACAAGAAGAACGCAAACGGTAAAATCTACAAAGTTCAGTTGGATATTCGCAATCCATTTACTATTAAAGATTTTCCTGGCATACACTATGATCGTGTATATGCGTTTGAATTACGAGACAAGAAAAAATTATCTCAAGAAGACATGGCAGCGATTACTACTTTAGACGACCCTGCCCAGTTACGAGCAGCACTGTTAGCAAAAGTAAAAGAACTGGGCTATGACGGCTTTGTTTACAAAAACCGTTACGAAGACAAAGGCAACATCAGCTATGTTATTCTAGACCCGAGTCAAGTAAAAGTGCTAGAGGTAATTCCAGTTGGCGAGCCTGTAGAAGAAAACTTTGCAGACGGAAAGAAGCCAGGACGTAAAGGACTAGCTAAACGTAGTGGTGTTGATTGCAGTAAGAGCGAAACAGAGCTACGTAAAATTGCTAAGAATAGCTCAGGCGAAAAGCAACGTATGGCACACTGGTGTGCTAACATGAAGGGCGGAAAAAAGTAAGGTACACACATGAAACAATATTACTCAAGACCATTTTTAACCAAAGAAGAATGTCAATATCTTATTGACTATTATGATTCTCAACAACCGGAAAGAATTGCCAGCGACTATAAAACTAGAGATGGTAGAATTTTAAATAGAAAACAAAACGTACTATCAATGGTAGAGTCGGAACAGCCCTATGAGTTTTTTGCTAATAAATTGAAAGATGCACACCAAGACATTTGTGACAACCTAGGGTTAACAGATAGAGCATTATTTAATTTTCAAAGAAATTGGTTTAAAAATCAACCTGACCTAAATTATGAGTTAGTGGATCTAGACAATTTTGAGAACAAAATTAGAACTTATGAAGTTTTTCTTTCTAGATATGAAACAGGAAATTACTGTGCGCCGCACATAGATAATACACAAATAGGTAGAATGTTCACCGAATGGTATTGGCAATCAAACGACATACCTAAAGCACTTTGGCATAAGCATCCGAGATTGTATATTGTTTCAGTCATCTTAAATGATGAGTTTGACGGCGGAAGATTGCGGATAGCAAAAAATGAAGAAACTGCTCAAATAGATTACATAGATGTGAGCGCCCCTGCTGGACATTTAGTTGTAATGGACGCAACCTGCTGTCATGAAGTAACACCTGTTACTGCTGGAGCAAGATATTCTCTTATTTCTTGGGCATATTTAGAACATGACGGATTCTATCCTGAGGGTGCTATTAAAAATATTTTTGAACTAGAACCTATAAGATAAAGGTATAAACATGGCGCATCTAAATAATACAGGTTATGGATATTTTGAACACTTGTTGAGGGCATGGAAGATAGCAGGAGTTCTAATAGTACACGGGGTATTACCTAATATTTGGGAAGATAAAGCAAGTAATTTATTGTGTGAGAAACAACATGAGAATAAGTGAAATTATTAATGAAACTACATCAGGCGGTATAGCCGCAGTAATTCAGCCGTTGGGTGCTGTAATTAAACGCCCAAATCCCAGCATCTACAAGACTAAAAGGAAGCGTACTCCAAAAAAAGAAAGTACTGATCTTAGTATCAAGTAAATAGTAGTATGAACCTCAATTATGCTAAAAAAGTGAAACTAGCTGCAACTCTGACAGAGGTTGCCAACAATGTGGCACGAACTCCTGTGTTTGTGGTTCTTGCAAAAGATGGCGCATTTGATATACTTAATTACTATAGCAGAAGCCCTGTGCTAGTTAATATTCCTAGTAAATCATTAGCAACATTTGTATGTGATTCTTTTAATAAAAATAAATCTAATGCACCGTTTAACTCTATGCAGCAGCATGTTGATGCATACGCAAAGCATTACTATGACTGCGAATTTTATAAAAATACTATTCGAAACACTAAAGATAGCTTTAAACGAGCAGTTACCATAACTAGATTAGATATCTCAATTGAGTATCTAAAACAAGCAGCATCATACATTCGTAAAAGTTGTTAATTAAAAATCTAAAAAGTGATAAATAACTGTAATTACTTAACCGTTAGCGAGAACAACTATGTTTTTAAAAGAATTCAACACAAGCCCAGCCACTAAGGTAGCCAA